ACCTCGTGGTGCAACTGGCTGACGTGCTGCTCGGCGGGCTGGTGGACGCCGTGCTCGCGCTCGCCACGGCGTTCGAGCCGCTGCTGGAAGCCATCGCCCCCATGATCGAGGCGCTGCTGCCGGTGCTGCTGGACCTGATGGACGAACTGGCGCCGGTGCTGCCAGACCTGACCGACGCGTTCGTGGACATTGCTGGCGCACTGGCGGAGGTGGTCATCGCGGTGCTGCCGCTGCTGCCACCGCTCACGAAACTGGTGGTGCTGCTCATCGAGAAGATCGGCGTGCCGGTGCTCGTCGGCATCGCCACCGCCATCGCGCAGGTCGCCGGAGCGTTCGCGTCGCTCGCCGGCACTATCGGTGAGTTCGCCACTCGCATCAGCGACGCCATCAGCAACGCCGTCGCCATCATGCACGGGGTGTTCCCCGACTTCGACACGTTCCGCGAGAAGGCGCGCGTCACGCTGCAGAAGATCGTGGACTTCTTCAAGGAGTTGCCGGGCCGGCTGGTGTCGGCGCTGTCGTCGCTTGGCAGCCGCGTGCTGACGGTGCTGGCCGGGGCGTTCAGCCGCATGATGGGAGCGGTGACCGGCTTCCTCGGCAACGTGGTGAGCGCGTTCACGGGGCTGCCTGGCCGCATCGTCAGCGCTCTCGCAACGCTCGGCAGTCGCCTGTCCGATGCGCTCGGCTCGGCGTTCTCCACGGCGCTCACCGCGGCCTCCACGTTCGTGACGAACGTGGTGACGGAGATCGGGCGTCTGCCGGGCCTGATCCTCGGCCTCGGTTCCGCCATGCTCGACGCCGGCGCGTCGCTCATCAGTTCGCTGGTGGACGGCCTGACCGACGTGGCAGGTGTGGGCGTGGGCGTGGCGAAGGACATCGTGAACGCCATCATCGACACCATCAACTCCACCATCATCGACAACATGAACGAGTTCCTGTCGTTCACCATCGAGGCACCGTTCCCGCCCCACCCGACGTTCACCGTGGACCCGCCGGACCTGCCTCACATCCCGCGGCTGGCGCTCGGCGGCATCGTGCCGGCCACGCCTGGCGGCACGCTCGCGCTGCTCGGTGAGGGTGGCAGCGACGAGGCGGTGCTGCCGCTGAACGACCGCAACCGCACGCGCCAGGTGCTCGGTGACGCTGGGTTGCTGACCGTGGACACCGGCCGCAGCGTCGTGCAGAACAACACGATCACCATCGTCGCCACGGCTGCTGACCCGCGCATGGTGGCGCAGCAGGTGCTCAACCGGTCCGCACGCCTGGCCGGCATCTAAGGCATGGTGACGGCATGATCTACGAAGGCTGGGCGACGCTGGGCGACAGCGAACTGTGGAACGCGCAGCGGACCTACACCTACGCGATGGAGGCGGGGCTGCGCCCGAAGCGCCTCAACATGAAGAAGTGCCCGCCGACGTACCTGAACGCGCTGCTCGGTGACGCCCCCTACACCGACCCGGTGTCGGACGCGGCGCCGTGGTACGACGCCACGATTCCTGAGTCCGCCGGCTTCGCTGGGCTGTGGGTGGAGAGCCTGGAGGGCTTCGACGGCCGCAACGTGAGCCGCGAGGTGTCGCCCGGCATCAGCGACGGCGGGGTGCTGGGCCGGCTGCGGCGCAATCCACGCGAGGTCCTGGTCACCGGCTGGCTCATCGGGGACACGTGCTGCTCGGTGTCGTACGGGCTGCGGTGGCTCGCTGCTGCGCTCGCCCACCCCACGGCGTGCAGCGACGCGTGCGGCGGCTGCGACGGCGACCGCCTCTGCTTCCTGCGGTGCCTCCCGCAGTCCAACGAGGTGGGGCTGCCTGCGTGCTTCGACGGCACCGTGAGCGACCCCGGCGAGATCGCGGCGGTGGCTGCGGCTGCTGACCGGTACGAGCGCCACGCCTACGACGTGGGCGTGGTCGAGGGGCCGACCGTGGTGGAGCAGGTGGGCATGGGCTGCGGGTGCTGCGGCTGCGCCGGCATCGTGCGCGTCGAGTTCCGCCTTGTCGCCGCGAACCCCTGGGTGTACCTGACACCTGACGAGTGTCTGCCGGCCACGCCGTTCGACCTGTCCGGAGCGAGCGACGTCTGCAACATCACGTGGGTCGACGCGGACCTGGCGGCGAGCATCGGCCTCGACTGCAACGACCTGACCGGTGTGCAGTGCGAGTCGGAGGTCAACTGCCTGCAGGACCCACTCTGCCCAACCCCGCCGTCACCGCCGCAGCCGCCGCAGGTGCCCACCACGTGCGTCTGCGCCCCCATCACCACCACGAGGCTCTGCTGCACCGCCACGGCAGGCGATTGGTTCGACAGCACCGCGGTCGTGGAGGTGTACGGCGGCACCACCGGGCTGCGCAACCTGTTCCTCCGCGCGTTCCGCAACCCGCTGGGCTTCGACGCCGACTACTTCTCGGAATGCGAGGCGTGCGCCACGCTCGCCATCTCGTACGTGCCGCCGTTCAGCACGCTGCGCATCGACGGTGTGAGCCGGCGCATCACGCTCGACTGCCCGCAGCAGCAGTGCATCCCGGGCGACGCTCTGGTGTTCGGTGACGACGGTCAGCCGTTCTCGTGGATCGACCTGGAGTGCCTGCCGACGCTCATCTGCGTGGACGCCGACAGCAGCCAGACGGCCGTGGACGCCACGCTCGCGATCGACGTGGTGGGTCGGGAGCCGGTCTGATGCCGGGCTTCCTCGGCACCGCTGAGCACCGTGTCACGTTCACGTACCGCGGCGCCACGCTGCCGCTCGGTGCGCTGGACACGAAGCAGATCACGTCGCTGGACTACACCCGCGTTCTGGACGACACGAGCACGTGCGCCGTCGAGGTGCAGATCCCTGGCGGCTCGTCGGAGTGCTGCCGCGTGCTGGGCGACCTGCGCTCGTGGGGCCACGAGGTGCACGTCTGGCGCGACGGCGTGGACGTCTGGTGCGGGCCGGTGGTCAACGTGACGCTCCGCCGCGACACCGCCACCATCCTGGCGGCGGACGTGACGGCGTGGCTCGACAAGCGGCTGGTCCACTCGACGCTGGACTACACCGCCACCGGCCTCGGCGCCGCTGACCTGGCCACCATCGCCGCCGCCGTCATCACCGACGCCTTCGCTCCGGACGACCCGAACGTGCTGCCGTACCTGACCGTCGCACTAGCGGGGGTTGTCGGTGAGCGGTTGATCGAGGCAGGCAAGTCGCGGTCCGGTGACGAGTTGCGGGAACTGGCACGCACCGGGGTGGACTACACCGCGGTGGGCCGGCGCATCGTGCTCACCGGCGAGGTGGTGACGACCACGCCGCTGGCCACGCTGCTGCAGGACTCGTTCCTGGCGTCGCTGGAGGTGGTGGAGCGCGGCGACCTGGCTGCGACCTCGTGGCGCGTGGTGGGCGACGGCGTGACCGGCACCGCTGCGGTCGTGGAGCCGTTCTACGGGCTGCTGGAGGACATAGTGGACGAGCAGTCGGTGCGCGACACGGCGAGCGCCACCGCCGCCGCGCAGACACGGCTCGACGCCTCCAACCCGGTGCCGCTGTTCCTGGTCGTACCGGAGGACGCACGGCTGTCACCGAACGCCCCGGTCACCTTCGATCAACTGGTGCCCGGTGCCGTCACGCGCGTGCTGGTGAGCGACTACTGCCGGCAGGTGGACCAGTTCATGCGGCTGCAGCGCGTGCGTGTCGCCTCCACACCTGACAGCCTGGACGCCGTGCAGATCACGCTCGCCCCGCTGGGCACCACCACGGAGTCGGCGTGAGCCGGCGGCTGTCCACCGGCGACGACCTCACGGCCATGCTGCGCGACATGAACGACCGGCTGCGCCGGCTGGAGCGTGCGCGCAGCGTGCGCCTCGGGGACTGGCGCATCGAAGTGGACCTCGGCACCGGCGACCTGATCGCCACCTACGTGCCCACGGCCACCACCACGGTCCTCGCCACGCCGTGAGCGCCGGTCTAGAGTGAGCGCCGTGCGACGACTGGTGGCTCTCTGATGGCACGCTGCGGCTGCGCCCAGTCGTGCAACTGCGCGGTCA